GACGGCCTCTCAAAACCAAACGCGCCCTTACCCCCCCCAAATGCGCTACGGCCCTTTAAACGCGAAATTCCGTACTTCCAGCCGACCGTCTTTCGAGCGCCGAACCTCAGCTTCGTAGGTCCGGTCTCCCGCTTCGAGCCGAATCCGCCGGACCGGTCCGTTTCCCGTCACGGTTCCTCGGTCCAAAACCTCCTGGAGTTTCAGCCAAGCTTCTGGCGGCGGAAGCTCGCGCGCCTGGACCGCGGCGATCGGCAGCTCGACTGTCTGTAGCCTCAGCCGAAGCCGATCCGCGAGACCTCCTCCGAGAGCTACCGGATAGGCGCCTTGGTCCTGGGGCGACTTCGCCTGGAGGAACCGTTTGAAGTCCGAACTCTGGAGAAGGTTCACGATGCCGGCTTTGGCGAGATCCGGCGCCGCTGCATCCAGCTTCTCCGTCAGCACTTCCCGCGAGCGGGCGAGCGCCGAGCGGCCAACGTTGTATCCGAATCCGGGATCGACACCTGCGGGCACCTTCATCCGTTCGCCGGTTCTGGGATTCAACCAGGCGCGCATCGGCGATGGCGGCGCGTCCCCAACGGGTAGTCCCATGCGCTTCACATCGGACGCGGAGAGCTGCTGAAGGGAGCATCGGCAGTGCCAGCCGTTCGGCGGCGAGTGCGTCTTCCAGAACGGATGATCGACGGGCAGCGTCGTGTCATGCCAGGCGCGATGCTGTGGCCGCGTGCGCGCATCGAGAATGGCGACGTACCTTAAATAAGGACGCGCGTCCTGGACCTCATTGATGCGTTCCCAGCGGCCGGCCGCATACGACATCCGAAGATTCGTGTCGTAGATCGTCCGTAGCCGGCGCGTGCTCCCGAGCTGCGACAGCTTCTCTTCACCAGTCGCCGGATCGCGGACATATTGTTTGCCCCACCATCCTTTCGCCTGGAGCAGCGGCTTCAGCTCTTTCTGAAATTGCGCGAGCGTCGTGCCGTTCACGAGCGCCGCCTGGACGGCCGCGCGGATATCCGCCAGCAGGTCGATCGACATCGCCTTCGCGACGGTGAACGCGCGCGAGTGCTCTTCCTGCCACACGTCCTGCCAGGCGAAGCCGATCTTGTAGCCTTTACGCCCGAAGGCCTCGATGGCTTCTTTGGGCGGCAGTGGCTGGAGATCGATCTTCCCCGTCACAGGAGTACTCCTTGCTTCGGAACCGCCGATTGACGCGATCGCTGTTCAGCCTCTTTCGATTCCGCATGAATCGCGAGCCGTTCCTGCATGCACTCGCAAATCTCGATCTTCCGGCCGGCCTGGATGAGGACCATGTAGCCGCAACACGGATAGGTGTAGGTGCGCAGGCAGCCTTTCACGGTTTCACTCCCGAGTCGTCGATCGGCGCCTCGACCTCTCCGGCCAGGTGTGCCGCAAAACCGGCGCGCGCGAGCAGCTCCTCGAATGCGGTAGAGTCCATGTCGCGGATGGCGTCCGCCAGGCGCGCCTGCACTTCGTCGAGCGTTGCAGCATTCGCCAGGATCTCTTCGATCGGATCGAGGAGCGGCTCCATCAATGGCTCCCAACCGTCGAGCGCATCATCGACCAGGTCATCAATGCTGTCGGTGACCTCCGCGCCCTGCTGCGATGCCACGGCTCCCGCATGATCTTCCGGAGCTGCGCCGCTTGCGCCGCCTTCTCGGGCTGGATGCAACATGTCGGCTTCCTCATCGACGTCCGGAATACCGATACGATCCCGGATGATCGACTGGTTGACTTTGAGACCCCGATCGACAAGCGCACTGACCGCATCCGAGAAGTCCTTGAGCTGCACGCTTGTCGAGATGCCGATCAGAATGCGCGGATACGCTTTTTGCGGACCGATATTCAGGTCGATGAACGGCCGCACAAAATCGCGGTTCAGGCAGGCGCCGAGCTGGCGCGCATCCGACCGCTTGATATCCTGCCGGACATCATCGTGAACCTTCGCCGCGGCATAGCTTCCGCCATCCTTCACTTCTGTTGTCAGCGTCTGTCCGAGTACGGCCTTCGACACCTGACGGTCAAGGAAATCGCAGAAGCGCTCATAGAGGTCCGTCGAGGAACCTTTGCTCGTGTTATCGATGAACTCGATGAGCATCGATTGCGGAATGATCGCCGCCGCGTCCGAGCCAATGTTCGCCACGGCGCGCAGCAGGATTTCTTTCTCGGGCTCGGTCGCGCCTGGATGGTATTTGCCGACGCGGATCGGCTGCCCGTACACTTCCGCAAACGTGACCCAGTCCTTGACGGAGTAGTTTTTGAAGAGGTAGGACCAGGCGGACGCTCGCGCGAGACCTCCCCGTATCGTCAATCCAGACTTGGCACGGATGCGATGCTGAATAAACTTGAAGGGCGCGAGCGGAATATAGCCGGCGTTATCGCGCAGCTCGATCGTCTTCCCGTCAACGAGATTGAAACGGAACCAGCGCGGATCTCGCCATTCGAGCGCTTTCGGCCACCACGGCGTAACCGTCGTGTCCCACATGATCTCGGTGACGGAGAAACCTTTTCCGATCGCATCGAGGATATCGAAGAGTTCATCCTCCAGCTCTTCGCGGCGAATCCACTCCCGCACCATGTCGGCCACTTTGACATCGTTCTTGTCATCGGAAGCCGCTTCGACAGTGATGTCGAGCTGCGAGACGGCGCGCTTGCGCGTGCCCATGACGGAGAGATAGTGGAGGTCCTTTTCCTCCATCTCTTCGGCGAGTTCCAGATAGTGCAGCGGATCTCCAAACTCCGCATTCCGAAGGAGCGAGGCCAGGCGCTCCGGCGTGAGACCTTGCGCCGGATGGGCGGAATGGATCGAACGGACACCGGTGATCGTCGGAGCGGCCAGCTCTTCTTTCAGCTTTCCGAAGTCGACCGGATTTCCGTAAGCGTCATAAAGCGTCGTCGCCATCACCAGCTCCCTTTCCCGAATCGCGATGTCGCGTGATGCGCGCGTGCCGGCTCGTCGTCATCGTGATTCGGCCGCAAGCTGAAATCGCCAGGCAGGCGGCCCATCTCGCGCTTCCGCGCGGCGGCATAGTCATAGCCGATAACTTCCATCTGCGTCGCGGCATGGAAATTCATCAACGCGACGGCCGTGTCGGCGTGACGCTTGCCGCCGTCCGTCCCTTCTTTGCGTACCTGGGCCGGCACTTTCCCGACGCCGCCGATCATGCGGATCTGCCGGAGGTCATCGCGGACGTCGCGATCGGCAGGAATATGAAACGTGCGATCCTCGAAGGCCGCGCGGAACCGAGGACCGAACTCACGATGCCACGCATCGGAGGGCATCAGCTCGACGATCGTGTCGGCCCCGAACTCCTGGCGCGCTTCCTGGGCAAGTACCATGCCGTTGCCGTTCGCGTCGAGCACGCCGCGCGAGAACCGCGGCAGCTTCTTCGCGACGTAGAAGAGAGTCTGTTTCTGCTGATCGTAGGGACACTGCTTCAGCTCGATGATGAGCGGGACATGCCGATGGAGATCCTGAGCAGTGTATCCAATAACAAGCGCCGTGCGGTCCTGCCGCATCGCGAAATCTTCGCCGAGCGCGAACGGTCCCATCTGCGCAGTGAAGCTCTTGAGGATCGGCAGGACTTCACGCTCCAGCCATTCGAGCATCTCCGTCCGGCGAAGGCGCTCCGGCTGATCGACAAAGTCTTCGGTCGGCGGCTGCCAGCGCACAACTTTATACTCCGGCGTGCCGCAGGCTTCGATCCAGGCGAGCGGCAACATGACGCCTTCACCTTCGCGGGGAATTGCATCGAGTTCTTCACGCATCGCCTCGACGCGCGAGCCGTACGCTTTCCGGACGCGCTGGTACCATTCGGCTTTACCTTCGACCGTCGGTGTCCATCCTTTGATGAGACAGACACGCTCATAAAGGCCGTTCTCGACGGCGTTATCGAACGTAACGCGATGGATCTTGTAATTGAAGTGACCTTCGCGCGTTTCCTTGATCAGCTCGTTAAACGGATTTAACGCGCCGTTGTGCGTCGAGATGATCCGGATCACGCCGCCCCAGATCAAGAGCGCGTTGCACGCGTCGATGACCGAGGCGACGTTCCGGTGAAAGGCCGCCTCGTCGATAACGACCCGACCCTGAAGACCGCGAATGTTGGCAGGGTTGGACGATAAAGCAGCCACCTGAAATCCTGATGCAAAGCGGATGCGATAAGACGTGATGAAGCGGCTGGAGCCGTCCTCTTGCTGATCCTCGAAGAGAAACTCCTCCACCTCCAGCAGTTCCTTCGCGATATGTTTCGCGAACCTGGCGCACGTGCCGACAAACTCCAGCCCCTTATCTTTCGTGTCGCCGATGTACCAGGTGTTATCGCCGCCGGATGAGCGCGCCGCTGCTGCGATGAGCGTCGAGTCGAGCGCTTCTGCGAACGTGATGCCCGTGCGCCGGCCTTTCTCGGCCAGCTTCAGCGGAGATTTATCGGCGCACCATTCGATCTGATGCTGCATCAGAATTCCGTCCGCGAGCGGATCGAGATTCTCAGCCGGCAGCTGACCTGGAATGAAGTCATCGACCGGAGATTTCGGAGGCGCCTGCGCTGCGCTCGGGAGATTGTCGCTCACGCATCTCCTTTCATCACGGCATCGCAGAACGCGAGGATGCGCGGTTCACTCAGATGCGTCACATCCCAGCAGCCGGCGTACTCCGGACCCTGGCCGCGATCGGGAGAATGGAAGCTGCACTGACCCTGCGGCAGATCCACATAAAGGACGTGAGAGGCGGTCATGCCGAACACGACGCCAGGATCTTCTTTCCAGCCCCAGCGGATTTTCAGATCCTCGGCGTGCTTCTGCAGACTCGTGCAGAGGTTTGCGATCGACCAGGACTTCCGGTCATAGGCCATGCTTTTGAAGGAGCCCTGGCCACGAATGCCGCCACGGTAGACCTTCGCGCGCCTGGAGCACTTCTGCGCACGGAAGAGATTGAGCGCGACCAGGCCGATCGGCCCGCGCTTCTCCAGCTCGGCATAATAGGCCTTCGTCACCTCACCATCGGAGCCGGCGAAGACGTTGGCGGCGGTCATGGGTAAGCTGATCACCACGAGCGCAACTCCATCTCATCCGAGTTCAGAATGTAGAGCGGATGGTTATCGACGTAGCAGGAAAAGCAATATTCACCGTCGCTGCGCCCAGGCCGCGGCCACCACCACAGCTTCCAGCCATACCATCTCGCCCGAAGCAGGAAGTCCATGCTACCGTCCGAGATACACAGTCGAAACCATGGCGTCAGCAGGTCGAGTTCGCGCTCTGAGCAGTACCAGGCCCAGCACCACCAAAACCAAACAGGACGGATCATTCGCCGCCGCCTTTCCCGACGCCGAGGAACTCACGACGCAGCTCAGCCAAGCGGTCCGCCGACAGACCCTTTTCGCCGGCCGCTTGCGCTGCCTGAGTCGCCTCGTCGAGCTTCTTCGCGAATTCCTTCCGCAGCACTGCCTCTCGATCGAGATCCTGCTTCGATGCTTGAGCCAATTTTTGCAGCGACGTGGCGATAAACATCGACTCTTTCGGGTCGAGATGGACGATCTCGCCTTCCTCGCTGATGATCAGCTTCATCAGCACGGCGTGCATCAGCTCGATGTTGAGTCTGGCCGTGCGGCTCTCCGGCGCATCGCCGTACTTCTGAACGAGGGCTTCCGCAATCGTGCGCGAGCGTCGGATCTCCTCACCGATCGCGTCGAGCTGTTTCACGTGCCGGCCGAGCGAAGAACGCGAAACCTTCGCATTCAACTCATGGAGCTTTGCGAGGATCTCATCGATCGTGCGGCCCTGATCACGAAGCGCGCCGATCAGCTCGCGGATCTCTTCCGGCAGGCGCTTAATAGTGGATGCTCTCGTCATTGTCAGACGGGATAACAAAACCGTGAAGGCACAAAGGAAAGCCAGAAGCGCGCGGGGCGTTCTACGTCATCATGAAACGACGCGATCCCAATAAACCGAACCCGAAACCACGGAGCTTGCGGACCCGTCTTGTCATCACAGCCGAAATGAACATGCAAGATGAAACACAGCCAAGAAGGACCGATCCCAGAGTAGATACACTTCATCGTCCAATCGCAGGGCGCTTTACGCCCTCGACCTCCAGATCGCCGCGCGCAACATCGACGCCGCGGGCCGTCACCAACACGACCATCACTTTTTCGTCATAGTAGTCGAGCTTCACGAGATCACGCTCCTTAAGCCACTTCCCGTCCTCGCGCACGACATCGCGCGTCACGTGGTGGCCGGCCGCCCGACAGGCGGAATGGATCACGCTTTCGTTGGCTTCGCCGCCGCATTGCTCCAGGAGCCGGAGAATGAAGAGCCGGCGATCTTCTGTCAGGAAATGCTGAAAGTCACTCATGGTCGCGAATCCCTCAAGAGATAGTCCTCAATGCGCCGGACCGCTGCTTCGACGGTCTCTAGCTGCTTCGTGTGCACCTCCGACGCCGATTTCAGCACGGAGATCGCCGCACGAATCTCATCGACGATTTCCTGCGTCGGCCGGTATTCGAGATCCTTCTCCACAAGAGAGACTCGCTGCTCGACCTTCGTGACCCGGCTTACAAACTCATGCTCGACTTCGTTGATTCGCCCGGCCGAGGCGCGCTCGACTTCAGCGACTCGCCCCGTGACAGCGGTGACTGCATCGCTCGTCGCGAGACCACTGCGCAGGTTCTTCCGAATCGTCTTCACGATGACTGGCAGCATCGCGACAAGCACGATGTTCATAATGCTGACCAGGATATTGATCAGCTCCAGGCGTCCAAGCCAGGCTTCGTTCATCTGCCTCTTACTCCAGTGGCGCTTCGACTTTGATCAGGCTCGGATCGAGGGGCTGACCGGTCTGCTGCTGATAGAGCAGCTGGCCTTTTTGCATGATCGCAACCAGCTTTGCAGCGATCGTGGCGTCATTACTCACGGTTCCGGATGTCGTCGACTGCAAGATCGAAAGCAGCAGTTGCAGAATTTCGAAAATCAGCTGCGTGTTCATCAGCGCCCTCCTTTTAATTGCTGTACCGGGACGATCGCAGAAGACTTCTTCAATGCCTGTAT